GCATTAGAGGCAATGACTACAACAGGATACACAGATGTTGTATCTTGGGATGTTGTTCAATTTGGCGCTGTAATGTTGGCTGCAAATGGTTTAGATAAGATACAGGCTGTTGAGTTAAATACAACTGATTACTTTGCTGATGTTGCTGCTGCTGCGCCTATCGCTAAATACATAACAGTAGTTCGTGATTTTGTTGTTGCTGCCAATGTAACTAGCTTTGAAAATAAAGTTTACTGGTCTGATATTAATGATGAGACTAACTGGACACCTGGCGCTACTAGCCAATCAGACAGTCAGGTAATTGCTGACGGTGGTGACATCATGGGCTTGGCTGGTGGTGAGTATGGCTTAGTCTTGCTAGAAAAAGCCATCTACCGCATGAGTTATATCGGCAGTCCGTTATTCTTTCAGTTTGATGCTATATCGCGTGGTATTGGCTGCTTATCCAATGGCAGTATCGTGCAATACAATGGACTGACGTATTTCTTAGCTAATGACGGATTCTATGTATCTGATGGTCAATCTGTTAAGTCTATTAGCGCTGGCAAGGTAGATAAATGGTTCTTTGACAACGCTGACCCTAATAGCTTTAACTTAATGTCATCGTCGGTTGATCCTGTTAAGCGCCTTATTGCTTGGTGCTTTAGTAATGTATTTGCAAGTAAATTAATCTTGATATACAGCATTGATACAGGTAAATGGTCTTACGTTGAGACTACTGCATCTGCTATCTCTATTGCGATCACACCTCCAGTAACACTTGAAGGATTGGATTTATACAGTACCAGTATTGATGCGTTGCCAGTATCGTTAGATGCTCGTCAATGGGCTGGTGGTGATCCGCTATTTGCTGGTGTATCAGGCCAAAAGATCATTACCTTTGGTGGTGCTAACAAAACAGCGTCTATTGTTACTGGTGACATTGATATTGGCAGGTCTGTGATTACACTTGCTAGGCCATTGGTAGACGGTGGATCGGCTTCTGTAGCTGTTTCAGCTAGAGCTAACCTATCTGACGCTATTAGCTATACGACGCCTGTAGCGGCTGATACAGAGGGCAGAGCGCCATTACGATCTGCTGGTAGATATATGCGAGTGCAAACAATTCCATCTGGCTCATGGTCTACTGCTGTCGGAGTGGATATTGATATTACTAAACAAGGTGGCCGATGACACAGTTTAGAACGCTTCCTCCGTTTGGTGGAGATCAGCGAGCTGTCGCAGAAGTAGTGCGAGGCATAATGGACGGAAAGACCAATAATACTGGCTCCGTTACGTTGGCTACTGGTGGCGCTACTAGTACAACAATCTACAATGAGCGTATAGGCTACGATAGTGTAATTCTATTAACTCCTACTGCATTGGTATCGTCAACATCTTATGTTCCGTATGGTGCATTCCAAGACGATACAGATCAGACTATTGCAAGCACGACAACTGCTTATCCAATGACGTATAACACTTTAGATTATGCGTTAGGTGTGTCGGTGGTTAGCGGATCACGGGTAACTGTAGCTTATTCTGGTTTATGGAACATTCAATTTAGCTCTCAGTTTTTAAATACAGACTCTCAAATTCAAGACATTAGTATCTGGTTTAGACAGAACGGTGTAGACGTACCTAAATCAAATAGCGAATTCAGTATTAGTAACAGACATGGCTCTACAGATGGCGGCTTAATTGCAGCACTTAATTTCTTTTTGCCAATGGCTAAAAATGATTATGTTGAGATTATGTGGCGCGCAAGCAATACAACTGTGTCAATGCAGAATATTCCTGCTCAAACAAGCCCTACAAGGCCAGCAACGCCATCTGTGATTTTTACGATACAACACGTTTCCTCTAATGGATACACAAGCAATACATTTGAAGATCCATTCATAAGCTCAAAGTCACAAGGTAGTGCTGTTATTACTCACGCAGCAAATACAGTAGCAGGGAGAACCTACGATTATGTTATTGTTGGCTAATGGAAACTAAATACATTACTCCGCAAGAGCTAAGGTCTTGGTGGCCTTCCGTTAAACCAGGTTTAGAGAATGTTAAAACTAAAAGCCCTGAAGATTGGATTGTTGAAGATGTATATGTAGATTGCTACAACGGTAGATCGATGCTTTGGGCGTTGATTGATAACAGTAGAGTTATAGGGTATTGGGTATTGCAGCCAGATGGCGATAAATTGCATGTTTGGGCTGGTTGGTCGTTAGAAAATAGACATGATAACCTCGAAAATGGATTAAAATACATAAAAGAGGTAGCACGTCAAGGTGGCGCAAAATATATAACATTTTCTAGCCATCGAAAAGGCTGGATTAAGAGGGCTAAAAGTCTTGGATTTAGCCCTAGACTATGGATAAGTGAGGTTTAATTATGGGTGGCCCATCGCAACAAAGTTTTACTCCTACTGAGACAAAACTAGATCCTACGCTGCGTCCTTACGTTGACACAGCGCTTAGTGAGGCAGAGAGACTTCGACAAGCTGGTGGCCCTGCTTACTATGGTGGTGAAACCTACGTTAAGCCTAGCACAACCACTCAAGTAGCTTTGCAGTTAGCTCAAAGTCGTGCTGCTGCTGGAAATCCATTATTGGGTGATGCTCAAGGAACCATTAGTGGCTTAATGGGCGCTCAAAGCCCTTACGAATCACAATACGCTGGTAGAGCAGGTCAAAAAAGTGGCTATGGCTCTGTATTTGATCAGATCGGTCAAGCACAAAGCCCGTATCAGCAGCAATTTGCTGGGTTAGCTCAAAATGCTTACGTTGATCCTAATCAAGCCTTTTATGAGGGAATGAAGGGTGGCGCAATGCAGAATGAGGCATTAGCTGGCACTCGCGCAACGTCACAAGGTGCCTACCTTGGCGGTAGTCCATACCTTGAAGGCGCATTAAGCCAGGCTAATCGTCTATCTGCTGAATCATTACAAGAAGGTATCCGTGGCCTGCAAAGCAAGACATCGATGGCAGGTCGCTATGGTTCTGGTGCAGAGCAACAATTAGCTGGCAAGATGACTGATGCTGCGGCTCGTGCTTTGGCTGAACAGAATCAACAAGCATACCTGCAAAATTACCAGCAAGAGCGCGGTTTGCAAGAACAAGCATTGCAATCTCTTGGTGGCCTATCGCAACAAGGTTTTGTCAATCAACTCACAGGCGCTCAAGGTCTTGGCACTGCTGCACAGCAAGCATTTGCTAATCAGATGGCGGCTACGCAATCAGCTCAGAATGTTTACGGTTCTGATCTTGCTAACCGCATGGCTGCGGCTCAAGCAGGCCAAGGCGTCTACCAGAGTGATTATGCTAACCAAATGGCTGCACTGGCTGGCGCTCAAGGCGTAAGAGGTGAGGATATAGCTACACGTATGGCTGCTGCTCAAGCTGCTCCTGGCCTTGCTGCTGCTGATTACGCTGATATTGATAGGTTGCTTGCTGCTGGTCAAGTTGGTGAGGGCTACACGGCTGCTCAACAAGCTGCTGATAAGGCTCGCTACGATTACACAGCTAATCTTCCGTATCAAACACTGCAAAACTATGGTGCATTTATCACTGGCTTACCGCGTGGTGGAATTACCACAGAATACGTTGCGCCTCAAACAGAAGCAGAAAAAGCTGCTGCGGCTGCTAGCTCCGGTCAATACAGCGACACCGGCTGGACTTCTGCAATAAAAAGATAAGGAATATTATGGCTGATCCAATTTCTGCTGCTGCTTTATTATCTGCTGCTGGCTCTACGGCTGCTGTAGCGGCTCCTGCGACTGCTACGTTAGGCCTTGGTGCTTTGGGTGCTGGAGCTGGTGCGCTTGGCACTATGGGTGCTGTAGCGGCGAATCCACTGGTAGGAGCAATGGCAGGTGGAGCATTGGGTACTAGCTTGCTAGGCGCAGCTGGTAATGCTGCTGCTGGTCAGGCTGCAACGATTATTCCAACATCAAACATCTTTGCAGCTCCATCTTTGCCAGCATTGTCTGGAACTCCTGCATATACAGGAATGGGTATGGCTGGCGCTCCACCAACATTTACGCAATCTATAATGAGTGCTGGTAAGAATATTCAAGGATTAATGAATGAAAATCCCGCACTAACTAGCGTGGCTAAACAAGCTGGCGGTGCAATGATGCAGCCTCCGCCACCACCACAAGTATTGCAAGCACCACCAATTCAAAGCGGTCAATTCGCTCCTGTAGACTTTATGAGCTTACTTAGCCAAAAGTCACCACAGATGCAGCGTCGCACTTCATTGTTAGGGTAAATTATGGCATATGAATTCGGTACTTCTGGATACGATCAGGAGCTAAAGCAAGAAGAATTGCGTAGAGCAGCTGAATACCAGGCTGCTATGGAAGCTCAAAACGCACAGCGTAGTAACTTGTCTATTAATAGCAATCAACCTACGCAATCTAACTTTTTGCAAAATATCTTAGGTACTGTTCCTAGTTATTACGGCGGTTTGCTAGGAGCTGAAGAAGCTAAAGCGCTGCAAAGCAGAGCAAATACACAAGGCTTGCTAGGCGCTGCTATTGGCTTGCTAGGCGGCATGGGTACGCGTGGCACTACTGCTGCACAAAATATTGCTGGTGCGCTTGGTGGTGGCTTGCAAGCCTCACAGGGTGCTATTCAACAAGGCATTCAGAATTATGGTCAGCAGCAACAACTAATGCTGCAACAAAGGCAACAAGCTGGCATTGCCGCAATGAAGTTAAAGTATCCTGATCTTGCTGATGAGTTTGATACTAATCCTGCTGGCGCATTTAGGATTATCTCTGAGCGTGAAGCAGTTAGTAGAAAGCCTACAGTCGTATCTAAAGGTGGAACTTTAGTTAGTCCTACAGGAGATGTATTGTTTGCATCTTCTGCTGCTGATGAGGCAAAAGGACGAATACTTACTCTTGAAGAAGCGACTTCTGCTGGATTGCCAACAAAAGAAGGTCAAAAATGGCAGGTTAATGCAAATGGTACAGTTGATTTGATTACAGGTACTGGCCCAGGTAAAGATGGGAAAGTTGCTACAAGTATTGAAGAATATGAATATGCACAATCAAAAGGATACAAAGGGACGTATGAGAGTTTCTTAAAAACCAGAACTCCTAGTACCAGTACAAATGTAAATGTTAATGCTGGAAAGGCATTTGGTACTGAGTTTGGTAAAGGTGTTGCTGAATCAGTAGGAAATACATTTTCTGCTGCACAAGGCGCTCAATCAACTCTTAGTGCGATTCAGAATATTCGCCCATTGATTCAATCTGGTGTATATGCTGGCCCATTGAGTAGCGTTCCTAGAGTGGTAGATCAATTAGCTACAAGTCTTGGTATTACTGGTAAAGATGATAGTGAGAAATTAAAAAATACCGCTGTTGCTATGCAAGGTCTTGCAAGTCTTGAATTATCTGCTGCACAAGCAATGAAAGGTCAAGGCGCAATTACTGAAAATGAGCGTGGTTTGATTAAGCGTGCTGCTGCTGGTGACTTGCAGACATTTACACAGCCTGAAGTATTGGCTTTGCTTAATGCTCTTGAAAAAACATCGCAATTTAAAATTAAAGCACATGAGAAAAACTTAGGAAGATTGCGTAATCGTCCTGATACTGCTGATCTCGCTGATTTTTACTCATTAGATCAACAAGCTCCTCCTGCTCCTGCTGGCGCAAGAAAATATAATCCTGCAACAGGGAGACTTGAATAATGGCTAAAGTCATTGATGTACCAGGTCAAGGATTAATTGAGTTTCCTGATTCAATGTCAGATGAGCAGATTGTTGCGGCTATTCAAAAAGTATCTACGCCACAACAAACTAGCCTAATGCAAGACTTCACTCGTGGAGCTGGTCTAGCTATTAGAGGCGCTGCGCCTGTTGCTGCTGGTGCTGGCGCTGGATTTTTAGCTGGTGGCCCTATAGGTGCTGTTGCTGGTGGACTTACATTGCCATTGGCTGAAATGGCTACACAAGGCGCAAATATAGTTTTGCCTAAAGGTATGCAGATACCATCACCATCTGGTGCGGTTGAGGGATTACTTACAAAGTTGGGTTTTCCTGTTGCACAAAATACTAGTGAGCGAGCAATTCAAGCTGCTGGTGGTGCATTAACTGGCACTGCTGGTCAATTGGCTGCATTGCCAAGCGTCGCTAAGACTGCCACTACAGAACTTGGTAGAAATATTGCTGGAACATTAGCGCAACAGCCTATACGTCAACTAGCTGCTGCTGCTCCTGCTGCCATTGCTGCTCAAACTGCTGGTGAGTCTTATGGCCCTGTTGCTGGTCAACTTGCTGGTGCTGCTGTAGGCGCTCCATTTGGTATTGGCGTAAAGGTTCCTGGCGGTGTATCGAGAGAGCAATTAGCAGTTCAATCTAATGCAGCATTTAGACGCGCTGAAGAATCTGGTATTGCGCTGAATCCTTTTAGGTTCAACAAGCAGATGGGTGATATATCTGTTGATCTTCGTAATGAAGGTTACACGCCTACTGGATACCCTAAAGTTGAAGCAGCTATTAAAGAATTGACACTTAATCCTAGACCAAAGGATTTTGTGGAGTTACAGGCTTTGCGTAAGATTATCACAAATGCACAGGCTAGTATTGATCCTGCTGAAAAGCGCATTGCCACTATCTTAAAAGACAAATTTGATGATTATGTATTAAATGCACCAGCTAAAGATGTTATGGTTGGTGACGCTAAAAGTGGCGCTGAAGCATGGAAACAAGCACGAGGTGAATACTCAAAGTTAATGAAGGGCGAAGTATTTGAAAAGATGCTTGAAAATGCTCAATTAGACGTTAGTAAGTTTACGGCATCTGGCTCTGAGAATTCACTTGCACAGCAATTGCGTCAGTTAGCTAAAAATGATAAGAAGATGCGCTTGTTTACTGCTGGTGAAAGAGATGCAATTAGAGCCGCTGCTAAAGGTGGTGATGCTCAAAATATACTTAAATTCTTTGGTAGATTTGCACCTACTGGCCCTGTTAGTGGTGCTTTTTCTGGTGGAGCTGCAATGTATGAGCCTACAATTGGACTGCCAATAGCTGCCGCTACTACTTTATCAAGAATTGCGGCTACTAAAATGAGAAAAGGAAGTGTCGAGGATTTGGCTAACATGATGCGCTCCGGTGTAATGACTAAGCCACCTGCTTCACCTTATCCTGCTATTACCGCAACTCGTGGTTTGCTTTCTCCACAGATTACTTCTGAAGAACTCCAACAAATTTATGGTGGTCAATAATGGCAAAGACAAAGATTAGTGAATTCGACACAAACCCTGCGTTAAATACTGATATTGACAGTATTAACATTGCGGAAGGTTGCGCTCCTAGCGGCATTAACAACGCTATTCGTGAGCTTATGTCGCAACTCAAGAATCAGCAGTCAGGTACAGACGGCGATAGCTTTACTGTTGGCGGTAATCTTACTGTTTTGGCTCAAGGTGATGTCAGACTATCTGATTCTGACTCGTCTAACTATGTTGCATTGCAAGCACCTACTACGTTAGCTGCAAACTATACGCTGACAATGCCTACGGCTGATGGCACAAGCAGTCAAGCTATTAAAACAGATGGATCTGGCACATTATCGTTTGGTAATTGCGTTTCAACTGTAGGCTGGACAGGCGGTATTGTATCTGTAGCTACAGCAACAACTACTCCTGCGCTTACTGTTGCAGGTACGTCTGGCGGTGTTCCGTATTTTAGTAGTGGCTCAACTTGGACATCATCTAGCGCATTAACTGCAAACGCTATTGTTGTCGGTGGTGGTGCTGGCGCTGCTCCTGCTACAGTTACTACTGGCACAGGAGTAGTTACTGCTCTAGGTGTTAATACAGGCTCCGCAGGTGCTTTTGTTGTTAATGGTGAATTGATACCAGCAACAAATGGTGGCACTGGCTTAACTACTCCTGGTACTAGCGGTAACTTCCTGCAATCAAATGGGTCTACATGGATTAGTACAGCAGTCACGCCTAGTATTTCATTAGTTGTTTCAAGCAGAACATCTAATACAATATTAGGATCGTCTGATAACAGTACGTTGATTAATGTAACAAGTGGAACTTTCACACAGACAATATCTGCTGTTTCAGGTTTAGCTGCTGGTTGGTATTGTTATTATAGGAATACTGGCACTGGTGTAGTTACAATTGATCCTAATGGCTCTGAGCTTATTGGTGGTGTAACTACTGCTGCGTGTAATCCTGGTGATGTTTGGCTAATTCAATCTACCGGCACTGCATTTCTTCTTAGTCGTTTGGTTGGCAATAATTCTGTTGTTTATACGTCTGGCTCTAATACATTTACCGTACCTGCTGGCGTATATCGTATTTATGCTGAATGTTGGGGTGGTGGTGGTTCAGCATCACAAGCTCAAGGAGCAGGAGCTGGTGGATATGTAGCAGGTTGGATTAATACAACTCCTGGTAGTACGATAACTGGAGTAGTTGGAGCTGGTGGGGTAGTTGGTGTGCCACCTCCGTCAAGTCCTGGTGGTTCTGGAAATGACACTACATTCTCTACATTTACTGCTGGTGGTGGACAGTATGGTAGTGCAAACGCAACTGGTGGATCAGCATCTGGTGGAACTATTAATATAGTTGGTGGTAATGGTTCATCAATGTCGCCAAATGTTTATACTACCGCTTATGCAGTAGGTGGATCCGCACCGAGAGGCGGCTCTGGATTTTCTGGAATTACTGGTGGTAATGGTGCGATACCTGGCGGTGGTGCTGGATGTGGTGCTGGTAGTACAGGAGCCTTTACAGGCGGCAGAGGTCAAATTAATGTTTGGTGGGTATGATTATGTCAGACGTTAATCCTCAAGAATTTGGTGCATTGCAAGCAGATGTTAAGACATTAACAGCTGAGATTCATTTACTCCGCAAAGAGATGGCCGATGTAACGGCTATGCTTAATCAAGGCAAAGGTGGCATTTACATGATTGTATTTGCTGCTGGTGCTTTAGGTTCTGTTATTACCATGAGCGTTAAAAAACTATTTGGTGGATAAATGGATCCCATAACTATCGGCGCAGCGGTTGCTATCGCTAAGACTGCTGTAGCCGGAGTTAAAGAGCTAATATCATTAGGTCACGAAATTCAAGATTGCTATCACGATATAGCAACATTTTTCGATAAGCAAACAGAAGTTGAGCTTGCTGTCATCGAGCAAAAAAAGCACAAGCTAGAGGCCGTTAAAAACGGTTCTCCGCATCGTAGTGCTACCGCAGAGGCGTTAGAAGCCACATTCGCAAGTAGAGAGATGATCAGGCTAGAAAAAGAGCTTAAAGAGGCTCTAATCTACGGTAGCCAGGAATCAGGTCTATACGACGAGATGTGCCAGCGTCGAGATGCAATTATCCTAGAACGAAAACAAGAGATCGAAGATGCAGAGCGTGAAGAACGTATGCGTCTGGCTGCTATTCGTCGCAAGAAAGAACAAAGAATTCAGAATATTCAGGAGTGGCTGGCTGTAGTGCTAGGCGTATCTCTTAGTAGTTTCGTAATGTATGCGGTATGGTGGATGTTTAAAAACGGGGGTAAAGACTAATGATGACTCTAATTACTACGCTAATCTCTTTCTTGTCAGGTGGCTTGCCTAAGCTCTTGGACTTCTTTCAATCTAAGCAAGACCAAAAGCATGAGCTGGCATTGGCTCAATTGCAGATGACGCAGCAACTAGAGATGGCTAACAAGGGCTTTGAAGCTCAAGCGCACATTGAGGATATTAAGACTGAGCAGATTGGTATCCAGACGCAAGCAGATGAGCGTATAGCGTTGTATTCTCACGACATTGAGATAGGTAAAGGTGCATCGCAGTGGGTGATTAATGCTCGCGCTATGGTTCGTCCTACGATTACTTACGGTCTATTCTTGCTACTCGTTGCTATTGATATTGCTGGTGTCTGGTATGCCTGGACGCAAGACGCTCCGTTTAAGGAGATGATGGACTTAGTCTGGGATGACGACACGCAAACGATTTGGGCTTCTGTGATTAGTTTCTGGTTTGGTACACAGGCATTTAGTAAAAAATGAAAGTAAGCGACAAGGCACTTAAAACCATAATTCACCATGAGGGTGTTAGATATAAGCCATATCTTTGCCCTGCTGGTTTATGGACTGTCGGAGTTGGCCATGTTTTATATCCCAAACAGGGACTATTGCCAGTGGCCATGAGAGGCTCTATTGGGCTGCGTGTTGAGGACTTTAGACAATTTACGAAGGATGAGGTAGATGCGATTCTTAAAGCAGACTTGCAGCGTTTTGAGCGAGGCGTACTACGTTATTGTCCTGCTATTGCTACTCAAGGGCAGTTTGATGCACTTGTCTCTTTTAGCTTTAATGTAGGATTGGGAACATTACAAAGAAGCACATTGCGCCAAAAACACAACCGAGGTGACTTTGAGGGTGCTGGTAGTAAATTCATGAAATATACACGAGGCGGTGGTAAGGTTCTCAAGGGTTTAGTTAATCGTCGTAAAGATGAAAGATCAATGTATGGCTACTAAAAAAATACCTGCTGACTGTATGCCGATGTGCCAAAGCTGTTCATTTTTTGAACGTGAGAAAAATGAGGATGTTGGTATTTGTAGACGGTTTCCACCTAAGACAATCTATCTAGGTGACGATGAGTTTGATAGCTTTTTCCCTATTACTTCTGTTACCGAATGGTGCGGTGAATTTAAAAGGCAGGTGTCATAATGACTCACCCAGTAACAGATGAGGAGTTTATAGCGGCATGGAACTCATGCGGATCAGTCACTAAGGTAGCTGATATTCTAGGCATTAACCACAGATTGGTTAATCGCAAGCGTAGAGACATAGAAAAGCGGCAAGGCATCCAATTGCTTGCTACTGCTAAAAACAGCCCTGATTTCAATATAACTTTGCCAGCTAACGGCGTTAGAGTTAATGTTGGATTGGAATCAGGCGTTGTTATCGTTGGCTCAGACGCTCATTATTGGCCAGGAATTATCTCTACGGCTCACAGAGCCTTTGTAGTAGCTGTTAAAGAGCTAAACCCTAAGATGGTCATCATGAACGGTGACGCGTTTGACGGGGCTAATATCTCACGACATCCACGAACAGGATGGGAAGCCAGACCTAGCGTTAAACAGGAACTAGAGGCTTGCAGGGATCGTATCTGTGAGATCGAGGATGCTGCTGGTAATGCCAAACTGCATTGGACTTGGGGCAATCACGACATACGTTGGAATAGCCGATTATCCTCACAGGCGCCAGAGTTTGAGGGCATCCACGGCATGAACTTGACGGATCACTTTCCACGTTGGAAGTTCTCAACTTCGGTGATGATAAATGACCATACTCAGATCAAGCACAGGAATTACAACGGAGTTCACGCTGCTTATAATGCTGTTGTTAAGTCTGGCGTGTCTACAGTCAATGGTCATCTACACTCTCTTAAAGTCACTCCTTGGACTGATCTGACAGGTACTCGCTACGGTGTCGATACAGGCTCTCTAGCCGACGTATGGGGCGCTCAATTTGAGTACACAGAGGACGGTACTAGAAACCATCGAAGCGGCTTTGTGGTGCTGACATTCTACGAAGGCAAGTTACTGCCTCCGGAGATGTTAGAGGTCATTGATGAGGATAAAGGTCTTGTTTGTTTTCGGGGACAGGTAATCGCGGTTTAATCCAGCTCGACGTCCAATCTGCTTTGACA